GTTTTATCGTAAGATATGCTTAACTGGATTTAGGAGTGCATAGACATGACAATGAATATGCAACGTGCCTTTAACCCTAAGATGTTGACAAACATAACTCTGAGGAGTGTGGTTGAAGGTGAGTTTAATGAGGACAACGATTGGGTAGAGGGTGCCTACTCTGACTCTACAATATACGGTAGACTGCTTGTAGGTAACAAGTTTTCTCAGTTTGATGTTGGCGTATCTAAAAGGGTAGAATATGGAGGAACACGATTTAGTAACTTCAGATCACTGTTCATAAAAGATATTTATAAGTTAAACTTGAAAACAGACTTAATCGTACATAAAGGTTTGGTTTACAACATACTACAAGAAGCTGATGAAACTGTATTTGGTTTCCGTGGATTTTTGATAGAAGCTAAGGAGCCTTAATGTCTATAACAACACTACAAAGAGCTGATGTAAAAGTCATTCAATCTTTCGTTGATACTATGGTTGGAATACCTAAGTTCTCTTATCCTGCTAGACAAAACAATGCCCCAAAACCTGCTGATGAGTTTGCCCACATAAGGTTCTTGCAAGAGTACCCAGTAGGCATACCTACACAAACCATAAATACTCAGACTGAAAACACTACCACGTTTGTAACATACTCTGCTGCCAGATTGCTGTTTAGAGTTGGTGTAGTTGATACGACAGGAATACCATCATCAAAAATAATGCATGGTTGGACTTCTGAGGCAATGAAAGCCCTGATGATAAAATCAGGTTATGGCTTTATAAAATGTACACCTATCTCTGATGAAACTGCAAAGTTAGAAAAAGAGTGGGAAACTAGACAAGGCTTCTCCCTAGAGGTATATGCAACCCGTATATTTGTTGAGGAAGTTGATAACATAACAAGCATTTCAGTTAGTGGTGAGTTCTATGAGGGAAACCTTGAATCTTATCTGATTAACTTTGATGTAAACCCCTAATTAAAGGAACAATAATATGGCGATTGAGATTACTGAATTTGCTAATGTTGACATCTCAGTGTCACCCTCTGGTGTATCTGCTGGCAACTTTGGAATACTTGGTTTCTTGACTGATGAAGAAGGAGTGGTTAATGCTACCGAGCGTGGACGAGCTTACACTTCATTAGCTAGTGTTGGTGCAGACTGGGCAACAAGCTCAGAAGTATACAAAGCTGCTTCTGCATTTTACAGTCAAACACCTACACCCAAAGACTTTACAGTATTGGTAAACCTACGTACTGCACAAGATGCATACCTTACTGGAGGTGGCACCGAAACCGCAGCCGACCTAATTTCTGATATTTCAGGTGATAGTGGTGACCTAGTAATAACAACCAACACAGAAACTATCACTGTATCAGACTTAGACTTATCTCTTGTATCTATTGCTGATTATGCTGATATTGCTGTAGAAATTGCAAATGAACTAAATGCGGCTGCAACAAGCAATAGTATGACTTGTGTACACAATGGTTATCAATTTGTTATTGGTACTGGTGTAACAGGAAGAACATCTACTATATCTTTTGCTGAAGATTCTGAAGCGGCCAGAAAGCTTGGTTTAACCCAGTCAACTGCAAAAGTTTCTGAAGGTTCAGATGGTGGAGAGACTGCTGTTCAGGCACTTGCTGAAGTGGCAAACAAAGGTATTGACTACACAGCACTTGTAACCAATAAATCTTATAGGGATGCAGCATTTGAAGATGACTCTGGTGATTCTTGTAAGGATATTGCCATTAACTGTGAAGCATCTAAAAAGATCTTTTGCAACACTACGAATGACTTAACTACTCTGTCAGTGGGCAATACCAATATTGCATCTAAGCTTCAGGCTCTTACTTTAAGGTTTTCATTAACTACTTTCAGTAGAGATGTTGCTTTATATCCAAGTGCTGCTGTATTCGGTCGAGCTGCATCGGTAAACTTTAGTGCTGTTAATTCTACAATTACACTAAACCTAAAACAGATTGCTGGAGTCTCTGCTGAAGATGTAACCCCAGCAGAGTTTGCAGCTCTGAGAAGCTATAATGCATCTGCTGTTGTTCGTATAGGTGGCAGTGCAAATGCCTACACCAACTCTCGTATGGCTAGTGGTTCATGGTTAGATACTACACATGGAATTTTGTGGCTAGAAAACCGCTGTGAAACTGATCTATTCAACTTACTGTATGTAAACAATACTAAGATACCGTTCACACAAGAGGGTATAAACACAACTGAGCTTACACTTGAGAAAAGTCTAAAGGCTGCTGTGCGTAATGGCCTAGCTGCGCCAGGATTTTTACCTGATGGAACTTTCCTGCCTGAAGGTTATCGTGTAAACCATGTAGAACTAGTTGACGTTCCTGTGGATGATAAGGGTAATCGTGTACTACGCAACCTTTCATTTGACATGGTAGGGGCTGGTGCTTTGCATGAATGTGAAGTCTCAGGATCATTCTCCGAGTAAATAACATAAGGAATAATTTATGTACCAATATAGTTTCGCCAATGTTGACCTCATAATTGAGGCTGACTTCACTGGCAACACAAACCCTAAGAGCTTTAAAGTTCAAGGTTACGGTACTGGTGAGAACTTAATCACCATTGCTCGTAGAGCACCAGTTGCTACAACCACTTTTGGAGCCTATGGCGACATGATAGTGAATATGCAACGTATTCGTGCAGGTGACTTGACATTTACTTGTCTTATGAATTCGCCTGAGAACAAGTACATGCAAGATTGGACTAACCACTTCCAAGCTCAAGCTGATGCAGATGGTGAGTTGATTCAGCCTATGACTGCTAAGTTGCAAGACAACATGGGCAAAGATGCAGCCAGCCTAACAAATGGTGTTGTTCTTGCAATGCCTGCAATGGTTCGTGGCCAGACCATGAACACTGTAACTTGGGTGGTCACGTTTGAAACAGTTACAATGGATAGAAACC